GGAGAAGATAATCTCTGGTATTCAGGTTGTAATTCTTCGAAATATAAAGAGATAGAGTCAGCCTTTCCCACACATTTTCCTTCTTTACCATTCAACATTTCTCGTTGAAGCCTAACTACTGGTTCAGAGTCGGGGGTTGCTGAGGCATCCAAAAGGCTGGCTTTGTAAGAGTTAAGTTTTACGCTAAGTGAGCAATTCTCTGCTTCAGGTTTTACTTCAGGTTTTACTTCTTCAACCTTTTCTACTTTTTTTTCTACCAATTTGTTGTTTTCTTTAATCATAATAGTTTTTTTAGTTATAGGGGCTGTTCAGGAGATAACCCCGTGAATCGGTGGGAGGCACAGGATTAAGCTCCTAAGTAGCCCCCATAAGTTTAATTATGCCAAAGTGATAGTCACCAACAAATTAGCTTTAGGAGTCCAGACCTTTGCTCCATAGTTACACCAGACGGATATTTCACGACCAGTTAATAGGGTAACTTTCTTTTCATCATACTGCACACCTTTTGGAGCGGCATAAGTATGAATATTCTTTACACCGAATAGGCGTTTACCGGAGTTTGTAGCGGATAGAGTACCAATAGTTGCAGTAGCAAATGTGCCAGTGCGAATTACATATACTTCTACACCACCAAAGATACCGGCAAAGCCATTTTGCAATGTAGCATCAGCAAAGTTGAAACCGGATGACATACCGGCTTGAGTGAAACCGGTCAAATCTGTATTTTCAACAACAAGGAATAAACCATTGCTAAAATCAGATGAATAACCAGCTACTTTGCCACACAAATCACCGATGATTTTTGGGAGATTAGACGGAGTGGTAAATCCACCTGCGTCTGTGGTGTAAGTTTGTCCGGCACCATTTGCTAAGGTGTTCAAAACAAATTTATCCATTGTAATTGCTACTTGGTCGCCAAGTTCTTTTATTAGAGAACCAAACAAATCAGCTCGTGATAAAGTTTCTTCAAACTCTAACAGTTGAACTGCGGCGGCTGCACGGTCTGAAACAGTCAATGTATCATCTGTAGTCGTGATTGCTGTAACAGTATAAGCACCATCAATAGCGGCGGCTGTTGCGGTGATAGCTGTTAAATATGGATTGCCGATATACTTTGCGCCGGAACTATCTACTTTACAGATTTTTTGTGCTACAAGTGCTGTTTTTAGGGACAAATTCAACATTGTTTGAGCGTAACTTATACGCCAAGTTTCAGACAATGTTGATGTACCAATAGTTGCTGCCATAATATTAGGATTAATAATTATTTTTTAATTAGAAATCCCAGAGTGTTACTAGGACTTCTTTCTAGTTCGTATTTCCATTTGTGCTTCAGCGAATTTTACAGGGTCAACTTCTTTTCCCTCTAAACCAGCTGATACAATTTGGTCTGCTGAAATGTCTTTTGCATTTCTTTTGCTACCACTAGTGTTAGTGGCGTTAGCTGTTTTTCTTACTTCTTCTTTATCTCTTAAGATATTTTGTATTACTGATGTCTTTTTAGCTTCGGCTATTGATACACCTTTAAATTTAGCGTATTCAATAACTTCATCTACATCTTCATCGTTGACATCTTGTAATGCTCTAATATCTTTTAGAGACATACCTTCATTTGAAGGGGCTGTGGTGGTTGTAGTGGCTGAGGCTTTTGTCTCAATTTTTTCCCCAGTTTCGGGGTCAAAACCTGCTTTTACAAGACGCTGTTTATAATCTTCTTTTCCTTTGAGGTGTTTTACTTTATCCTCGTGAAGACTATTTTTAAACTGTTCCGACTTAAGTTCTCTATTTACCATTTTATCTACTAGGTCTTCATTGCCTTCATAATCTATCCCTAGTTCTGTGGTAATTTCCGACTTAAGGGTCTCCGCATCCTTTGGCGCGAATGATTTCTGTGTCATATTTTTTTGAGCATTTGCTCGGTTATGAGACATTTGTCTCTTATTTATTTGAATTTGTAAATAGTCGTTTAATCATTTGTTCTTTACTTTCTTTCTTTTGTCCTGCCCAAGTTCGTAATGTGCTAAATAACATACGAACCTTGTTGATAATCTCTTTTCTGGCTGTTAAGTCTATAAGAACTAAACTTTCTTCTTTCTCTATTTCAGTTAGAGATGAAAATTTAATTTGCTCTTTTAATTCTTCTTCCTTTTTGCCAAACAACACATTTAATTGTTGTCTAACATAGTTGATAGATTTTTGGCGAGCCAAGATAAGATACCTAGCTTCTATTAAAGACTTATCAGAGAATTGTAAATCAAACCAGTCATCTATGCCTAGAAATGTTTGTTCATTCTCAAGCCTAGGACAAAATAATTTGTCAAAAATACTGTAAAGCTCATCTCCTTTGAAAGTATTTTTAACAATACTTTCTTCATCAAGTGTTAAAGGGAGTTGAAAGAAAACCCTATAACATATTCTTATCAACTCATCATTATCAGCAAAGATGTCTTTTATTAAACTTAGTTCGTCATCGGTAAATCTTGGGTGATTTTGTTTTTTATTCATATTATTTCTTTTTAGTTTTCTTCTTTTTTTTCATACTACTATTTTTCATCATTTTACCACTAGGCATTTTGTGCATTGTTTTCATAATTTATTGATTAGTTTATAATTGCATTGCTCCACCAGCACCGACCTCCGCAGGTGCTTGTGGTATTTGCGGAGCAGGTTGAGCTTGTTGTACTTGTTGGATTTCAAGAGGTGATATTCCTCCACTTGCCTCAAGGATTTTGTTAAATATCATTTTAGCATTTGGATCCTGGAGGATTGCCGGGTTACTAGCGATTGTGGTTAGTACTGTACTCAATGTTTGCATTACATTCTGGGTATCTTTACTTTCACCGGTTATATCAATTTCCAATTTACCCTCAATATCTTTCATTACTTCTTTCCAAGTTACAGTTTCAATCTCATCAGGCTTAATAAACCTCTGATTGCCCATTTGGGTCATCTCTTGTTTTAGTTCTTGTTCACTGCTTGCTATCATTCCAGCTTGCTGAGTTGGGTCATAAATCTCACCAGATAGGATTGTGTCCTTAATCTTCTGATTGACACGGCGTATAGCTTCATTTGGCACATACATCATATCTATCTGCTTAATCTGATAATCATCTAAAATAGCGGAAATTTCATCACTGGTATCAATCTTCTTTCTTAAGTGCGGGATAACCCATTTGCGTAACATTTCTTCAATGAATAGTCCTTTATTCTCGGTGTATAGTTCAAAGAGTGAATGTGACTCCTGTAATACAGCTTGTTGCAATCTCCACGCTGTGCCAGAGGGAGGTGTTGCTCCTGTCATAGCCTCACTGATGCCGTTTATTTGATTGCCTATGGCCTGCCACTGCTGACTGAATGATTGCATTGCTGCTATATTCGGTTGGTTATTTAATTGTGTTAGGGGCTGATTTTGAGCGTGTATTAAGATGTCCCCATTATCTAAACTAGATAAAGCATTTTGACCAACAAAGTTGCCGTCTGATGTTTGGAAGAATAGTTTAGAGGCTAGGTCTAGTTGGTCTTTAATCTGCTTAGCGGAATGATTTACCATCCATTGTGCTTCAAATAGGTTCTTGACCGCACCATTTAAGGTTAGCGCACCATCCTCGGAGGGTAATAGAGTGGTAAATAGATAAGGGTCTTTCTCGCGGCCAGAATAGAGTGTGTATTCATCAAATCCGTCTTGGCCATCTTTCTTGGCTTGGAATGAGATGACTTGCATTTGTTGCACATAGGTGTCTTCATCCTTCTCCTTATCCGTTAGATAGGATAAAGGAAGTTCACCGTGTACTTCGTAGACTGTGATGAATCCATCATTGGTATCAACATTTTGCCCACCATCTAATATCTTTCTTGTAGTGGTGTTGTCAATCAATTCCTCTACAAAGTCTTTATCATAATTCTGTTTGCGTAGTTGAGCAGGGGTGTAATACAATCTTTCAATCTTCATACAATCTGTCGGATTCTCGGGATCAACTATAAGACTGTCCCACGGTACTACTTTACAAAATAATTCTCCGTCTTTTTCTACGAACTTAACAAAGACCTCTAGATACTTAGCGAGTGCTATGCCCCAGATATTTAGAAACTTCCCAAACTCCGATGTCTTCATCCAGTCTTGTAATAGGATTGAAAATAAAAAAGACAGAATAACCTGTTTAGGATTCTCTGCTTTTATTTTAATATTCTTCCTATCAATATCCGTTGCACGATACCAGATATTTACAGCAGAGTTGACTATGTTAAAAAATGGCTTCTCTCTGCCTTTAGCGTCTGTTGCACCAGAGATGTGTTTGGAATTTAGATAAGCGTTGATTGTATTTATATCTTCGCGCAAATCAAAATCAACATACTTGGAAGTTTTAACACTGCCTTGTTTATCTCTCTGCTCGGCTTCTCTAACCAATTCAAAGATTGTTTTACAATCTGACATAAGATTAAATTATTTTGTCCTTATCCCTGCATAAAGCACTGTTGATGAACCACTAACAGCAAGTTTCAAACATTCATAATTCAAATCGGTTAATATCAACTCTTGTCCATTTTTATTATCACTCGCCGGATTATTCCAGATAAAGAAAGCAGTACTGGAAACATTACTAAATGAAGTAGTGTGTACCTTTCCTTTTAGGTGGTCGCCCGCGCTAAACCAATTTATCTCTGAAACTAAAGGCAAATCTCCATCGGAAGTAGCGGTGGTATCACAATAAGCGTCATTAGAACCTTGCACCTCAAATCTGGCATTGGATGTTGAAGAAGCGGCAGTGGCTCTAATTGTATATATAGCGTTATTTATATGCCCTCCTATTTTTGAGATATAAGTTGTTGTAGCTGATTGACCTCCGGAAGTTAGACTAAACCCGACACCTATAGTTGATGTAACTGTTTGAGTGCCAACTACATCAGAATGTATTTTTACATAATTATAAGACTCCATCCCCAAAACTTCCTCCAATTTTAAATAATATCCAATAGTTATTGAGATTGCTATAACTGCCATTAATCCACCGAATATCCCTACAAAGTATTTATTCATACTATTTATTAGATTGAGTTATAAACTTAAATTTATTTATTTCAAATTGTCTTCTTTGTTGCTCTAACGCTCGTGAGTTACCACCTGAACCGTTAAAACCATATCTAATTGCACACATACTGTTAGACCATTCGTGAATTGAGTCATCCGGTACTGGTAAATGTTCTGTAGTTCTTTTGTCTGATTGCCAACAGTAATTATGATAAGCGGTAATGGTTTTTAAACTCTTTCTAGTGATACTTATCTTTTGATTTGCTACAAACTGTATCCCTTGATTGACACTTCCTGACCCTTTCTGACACCCTACAATCTGTACTCCATAATTTGCTATCTCATCAATACTCTTCGGTTCAGCACTATCTGCTATTACTAAGCATTGGTCTGGTTGATTGAGTATGTGGTCTGCTATACTCTTGTTACTTAATCCTTTAGCATACAGGCTCTCGTCAATGATATATCCTCCGTTATACTCGTAAATATCTTCTAGGACACTAGGGTCAATCGTATATCCAAAATCTAATCCTCTACGCCACAGTCTAGCTTCGTGTGGTATTTCATCAATAATCTGCCAATCGGTGTAGATACGCCCCTCTACAGTATTTGGCTCGCCCAACCATTTATGTTTGTAAAGTGCTGGTCGTTTTAGTTTATCGTCTTCCATTTCCAATCTTATTGTGTCTGGCATCATCTTGTATTTTAGGGCTATATCATAGTTTACATTGATTATTAGTGTGTTTGGTCTGCCCTCCATTACAAGTCTTTTGTGTATTGGATCAATTTCTAATAAACGGTTATAAGTGTAGATAATCTGTGAGCCGTCTTCACGCACTGTTGGAGTTAATACTTCTAGTGAACTTTTGGATATTGTCTGCGCTTCTTCCACCCAAGCTATGTTTATACCCTCAATGGATTTTATACTCTGTTCGTTGTTATACAATCCTTTGAAAATAAAGTCTGAACCGTTTATTTTGTTTATAATGCTCTTATCAGTAATTTCAAAGTCATTCAATTCGTATTTGTGTATCAGGTCTGATAATAGTTGATGTGAACTTTCCGCTATTGAACTTTGAAACTCTCGGAAACAAGCTACTCTTATTTTACTCATCCTAGCCCTTATCAAAAGAACTCTAGCCACTGTATGAGACTTGAGCGAAAATCTTCCACCATAGACTGCCGCTTCTCTCCAATCTTTATCAAACAGTCGTTTAAATTCAATCGGTATCTCTATCACTACTTGATTGTTCGTTTGTGTTGTCATCTGATAAGAATTTAACCAGTGTAGTCTTTACAAGGAACTCCCCATTATCTCCCGGGCCTTCGTGAAGTCTTGGAATAAGATTAGGTGCTAGCTTAAAAAACAACTCTTTTTTTTCTTGCTCTGTGGCTACTTTCCAAAAGTTAATACCATAATCCAAAGCAAGCCTTCTAAAATCAGATCCTCGTTTTCTATCATTGTGTGCTACTCCAGCCATATTAAATAGTTATTTTTGGCTAACATTAGCCATAACGCAAATTAGAACTCTCTTGAAGTTCTTTAAAATCTTACCATTCAAGAAATAGCTATAGACTCTCTATGGATTATAAAGTTTAATCCCTTATTTTACCATATATTTATAAGTTACTATATTCCGACCTGAATTATATCAATACTAATTGAATAGGCGTACCCGTTACAACCGTTTCAATATAATTCATGAGTTGGTCAGAATGCAATAACCTATATTTACAGTATAACACACTTATCCACACATAACAACTAAAAAGGATTTGTCAATAGTTTAGGTGTGTATTCGCAGTGATTTTCTCAATAACTCTCTTTCAATCATTCCTTTAGCTTTATAATATTCTTTGTTAATCTTTTCAAGAGTGTGTTCTCTAAACTTCTTTATGTCATATTCCATTAAATCACAAACCATTGGGAGTATTTTACCTTCTTTAACAAACTTAATTCGGATATTATATATTACTTTGTTCTTTCTTAAACGATCTCGTAAATAGATTATTTGTTTGGATAAACTTAATTTTGATGCACCACCTGCCACAACGAAGGGAGTTACAGCTTGTTGAACACATCCGACTGCCAGACCATAAGTGCCTTTTGGATTCATACACTAAAGTTAGTAAAAGGTTACAGGTATTATACTTTATTACTGAAATATATACTATTGGAGTATTGTCAAGGGGGGTGGGAATAAAGTTTATAAACATTTGTAAACTACTTACAACTACTTACAACTAGTTGTAATTCTGTGGATAAGTGGTATTACTGTCTATTGACACCGTCTGCATACTGTGGTATCATTAAAGCATAGTTTGACGCTTGTTCAAACAAAATATTAAATTATATGACGACCAGACGCTATGCCTCCGGCCAGTATGCCTCTAAAAGAGCATATAAGCACGCTGTGGGGGTTTTAAGAGTAAAGCTAGTGGTATTTATGGTTGTATTCATCCTAGCCCCTGTAATGCTCATTATGGGGTCAGGGAAGTACACAGAGTATGTTATCGGAAGTATGGTACACGCACAGGTTAATGTGCCACATCCAGAGGTTGTAGAAAAGGTATCTGTCAAAGAACAGGTATGGAAACTCTTAAGTGCCGAACTAACATTTGATGAAGCGATTGACGGAATGGCAATTGTAAATTGTGAGAGTGGATTCAATCAGTATGCTGTAAACAAGAATAATGACTCTAGTTTTGACCTTGGTACTTGGCAAATAAATACAGGCTTTCACGGTAAAAACATTTCAAGAGAAGATATGTTTAATGTTGAAAAGGCTACTAAATACGCTATTAAGAAGTTTAAAGAGTCCAATCATTCTTGGAAATTATGGGTTTGCTCAAAAAAACTTAATATAAAATAATATGAAATATAACAACCTCGGCCAACCGATCCCCTCAAACATCAATCCACATTACTTAGGCATAGCTCTTATCCTCCTAGCAGTAGCTCTAGCAATTCCGTTATTTTACTATGTAAATAAAGCACAGATAAGAAAGGATTGCAACCGTGCTGTCCGGTACAGCGAAGATTATCCACTGTATCAGCCGGAAGAGTCGCTGGTAAAAGTTTGTTCAGAGTTGGGGTATGAATTTAAACCATAAAAATATGAGCAATGTTACTTGCAAAGATTGCGGAGTGGTACAAGATAAAGAAGTATTGCGAAAAATCAACGCCACAAAGAATATGTTTTTTATGGGTAAAGTACACAAATTTTTTATATGTCAGAATTGCGGAAAAGAAAACGAAGAAGATTAAATATATGCTAGACGATTTTTTACAATGGTTTAGTTACAAAATGAAGCAACACATCTGGTGTAAGCACGAATGGGAATTTGTAGACCCCAGTGCAAAAGGAGTAAATTGTCCAAGTTATTATGTCTGTAAAAAATGCGATTATATTTCTAAATTAAAATAATTTTAATCACTCTCCCCTTACCTAAGAGGGGGATAAATAATAAAATAGTATGGAAATAAAAACAAAATATGATGTAGGACAAAAAGTTTATTGGATTCTTTGTTATGACGGGCTATACAACATTGAATTTAGTGAAATAAAAAGTATAAATATCGGGGGAAAAACATTTGAAAGATATGAGATAGGAAACACTCGCAGGGCTGAAAACAAGTTGTGGACAAATTTTGGAGAAGCTAAAGAATATGCTAGAAAATTACAGGAAGAAAAACACACAAATAATTTACACGCTATTGATGAATATTCCGATCCTGCTAAAAAATTCTAAATAATCCCCAAAAATATGAGTTCACAAAATTGGTGGTGGGGTTATCTTCACACAAATGGACAGATCCAAGCCAAAAGATATTTTAGTCAAGACGATATTTCTGAAGCAGACGAAAGTCCATTTTGTAAAGAAAGTTATGGACCGTTTGAATGTGATGACAGGGAAGACGCAATAAGTATTTTAACACAAGCGTTTACTTTAAAAGAACAAATGGATAAAATAGTTTAGTCTTTATTATAGATAGTATGAAAAATCTTGAAATAAAACAAATAAATTGGGTAGGCTTCAAGAAAATTAGGTGTCCAAATTGTGACAAATATATATATTTAGATACTATTAAAATAATACAAAATAATTTAGAGAAATGTATTCATTGTAAAAGTGGGTTTTTAATTAAAATAATTTAATTACCCTTTGGTAGGGGTAGAAATAACTTAAAAAATATGGAAATGTCCAGAGAAACTAAAATAGCTTTCTCACAATTATATTTAGAAACTTGTAGACGAAGTATGGAAGTCGAGCCAGATTATCAAATGTGTAATCAAAAAAGGCAAAGCAAGAGAATATTTAATGAACAAGCGTCAATTACAGGATTTTGTTGATAGAGTTTTTAAATATACCCTAGAACATTTAGGAGAAAAATCTTAATTCACTCTCCTCTCACCTAAGAGGGGGATAAATGCAACAGTATGAGTATTGTAACCATTGATTACTCAACAGGTAGAATAAAATTTTGGGATATCCAAGGTAGGGAATATTCGGCAGGTGTTTGTAAAATAGAAGGGTGTAGAGAACAAATAGAATTTAATAGTAAAGTCTGTGCTAAATGTTCAACCACAGGTAAAGAATATTAAATAATCCCCTCTAAAAGGGAAGAAATAGTTTAATCTTTATTATAGATAGTTAAATATATGATACGCTATCAACCAGTTAGACAATTCGAAATGGATCTATTGCTAGCTGAATACAAAGGAATCAGAATGACTTTGGCTGAATTTCCTGATGCGGTGTCAATTTATTCTTGTGAAAGTAAAAATCAAGGAAAAGGCGAGGTGCAAGAAATGATTTTAGAATTGAAAAATAAATATAAAAAAATCTATGGCTCAATTCCTCTTAATGAAACAATGAAGCATATCTTTGATAAAATGGGGGTGTTATATAATTCAGATGATAGATAGTTTTGCCCCTTAGATTATTAGCTATTGACTTGACAAAGATTTTCAGTTATGATAGTATTTAATTGCGTAAAAATTACGCCGAAGCAATGTTTAAAATAAAATCCTGTAAAGACTGTTTACGAAACAGGTTTT